CGTCATACGCAATCAAATTAGGCAATGAACGGCGAACCAAACTGATTAGGATTGGGTCGAAACCGGCAACAGCACCTGCTGCGGCGGAACTACCGGAATAACCTGTAGAGCCCATAGAGTTGCTTGGTGAAGCTTCGTAGAGCATGCCAGATGATTTTTGCATCTCTTGAGCTTGGTTCTCAAGAATAACCGCAGTAACCGCTTTACGGTATGGGTCTTTAATAGGGGCTAAGTCTGGATGATCCAGAACGCCTTCCCATTTTTTTTGTAATGATTCGGACAAATACATAAAATCTCCTTAGATTTGTTTTAGATTATAATTTTGTTTTAGAAATAGCACCGATAACGGATTGAACGTAAGCGTCAGACGTTACAGTCTTCTTCTCACTACCGTCTTCAACTTGTTCATGCAAGTCTTGTTCAGCTGCTTTTTTCACGCCAGATGGAAAATAGTTTTCACGGATTGTTTCAAGCTTGTTTTTGTATTCTTCCTCTGTGGAGAATTCTACGCCCTCTGCGAGCGATTTGATTTTTTCAGCTTGAGTGTCTGTTAAACCTTCACACACTTGATGTGTAACTTCATTCTTATATGACTCAACTAAAGCTTTTGCGTAACTAATGCCACGTTCAATTTCTTCATTGAGTTTGCCTTCAAGTTCTTCAACTTTCTCGGCGAGTTCGCTTACTAAATCTACTTTCTCAGATGGAACATCGATGTAGTGTTCAGCAAACAAATTGCGTAATCCACCAATGAAGTCTTCAGTCAATTCGGCACGTAGGCCAGATTCGATTGCGATTTCATTGTCGGACATCCATTGTTCAACAACATAGTTGAGATAGTCATCAACTTTTTCTGTTAAATCTGCCTTGATAGAATCAATTGCTTCTTCTAACATACCAGCATAACGTGCTTCTGTTTCTTCTTCAATTTGTGTAATACGGTCGTATACACGAGCTTCAAAGATTGTTGCTGCTTTGGATTTGAATTCTTCTGAGATGGTAGAATCGTCAGCAAAGAGAGCGTCAACGTCCTCTTTCATCTTTTCTTTCATCTTCATTTTCTTCATCATTGCCTTGTCTTCGGCTTCATCATCATGCATTTCAGAAATATCTTCTTCACTCATGGCTTGTTTGCCACTCGAAGCTTTATTCTGAGTATCAGGTGATGCTGCGGAAGGTTTAGTTGATGGAGCTGCCACTTTAGTAGCGCCTTTACCAGTTTCGATTTTATAAGAATCGTCATCTGGTTTACCATTCTCTGGCGTTGGCCCGCCTAAATCCTGTTCTTCACCAGGTAATTTTTGTGGAGGCATGCCGGTTGCTGACTTCTTACTACCTGCAAGAATGTCGGCTGCTGCTTCCATTAATTTGTTATTTGCCATTAGGAATCTCCTTTTGATTTCTTATTTATAAATTTAAAGTTTTCGTAGGTAATTTTCAAAGAGCTTTAACGCTACTTGCTCAATTTGAGCTTTGGAAGCACTCTTTATCTGTTTTTTAGCGTTGTCAAAGTCTACTTCAACGAAGCGCCCCTCAACAAACATCCATTCTTTATTTTCCATAATGCCGTTAACAAAAGCACCAGGTGCAGATGGATCTGCAACAATGTCAGCAGCAGTGGCCAATTTTAAGTCATCTTGCACAAGACTATAACCTTCTTTAGTCTGTACAAGAGAACCCATTGCTCTAGATGAAACACCAACCTGAATGTCATTATCGATAAAGTTTTTAACGATTTGACCGTATGGTGTTTCTAAAATCAAAGCACGTCCATAATAAGAATTGCCATCTTCAGTCAATCCAACAATCTTATGTGACACACGTTCTAAGTTAATAGTCGGTGTGTCAGGATGTCCAAGTTCACCCAATGCACGTCCAGTATTAATGTATTCTTCATTGTAACGGTTTACTTCTTTACGAAGTGTGTCCATTTTGTACATTCTATTATTCTTGTTTACTTGTTCACCAACAAGAAATGTACCTTCAATATAAAGTTTTTTCTTACCGTTCTCAGAAGCTTCAGTAAGATACTTTACACTTTCAATTGTTTCTGTAATTAGTTTCATGATACTACTTGTCCTGTATAAACGTCTACGTTGTATGATGAATTTTTAGATACTTCTAATACAATTGTACCGCCAGTTACAATAGTAATTACAACATTAGATGTGTTAGTGTTAGAAATAGAATGACCAAACTCATCAAAACGCATTTCTCCAGAGTTATGTAATGCAAGTACTGGAGTGTTTGCGGCTCTAGTTACACTAATATTACCGTTACTAGACCATGTTACTCTTTTAATATCTGCTGAGTTAACAATTTCAGTAGTGGTATTTTTTCTTAAATCAGTAAGATTGACTGTATATGTTCCTGGATCAACGCATCTAATGATGGATGAACCTCTTGTTGTGTTTGTAATTTCTATTGCCATTTTATCTTATTCCCATTGATGAGCGTCTACGCAAAGACATTTTTCTTTTTAATAATGTACGGCGTAATTTAGATTTTCTTGTTGTCTTCCAAGAACGCTTTAACATTCTAGATTTATGTAATCTAACTGTAGCCGGTATTCTTTTTACTGTGTTACCAGATATTCTATAACCTTTAATGCTAGAGCGTCTGACATTCTTCTGTACAACAATGCGCCCTTTAGCATTTCTTCTAATTCTTCGGCGAATCTTTTGGACTCTGCCCATATTAACAATGTTGCCGGCCTCTTCTAACTCGACAAACTCAAACATATCCTCAGCAACATATCTCTTAGCTTCTTCTAGTCTTTTAGAAACGATTTCATCCAAACGAGCAAAGAGTTTTTCTTTTGCTTCATCTAAACGCTTATGTATAATCGAATCTACAAAACTCATTTGTGTTTACTAAATGCAAAATCAGAAGCCTTCACAAAGTGTTCTGGTGATTTATGCACCATGTCAGCAAACTTTTTCTTGTTATCATCATTCAACGCATTATGCACATTTGTAATTGCAGATGCGGTATAGTGGTCAACTTTACGAGTATGACCAGAAGCAAATTTAACTGATTTAGCTTGTTTATTCTTTACAATCTTATGTAGGGTGTCCATAACAGCTTCTTCCAATTCAACACTTTCGTTTTGTTGTAATGGTCCTGTAATTAATGGTCCATAAGGTACAGTAAAGAATCTGTTTAACTTATCATTGAAATATAATGCCACTCTTGCTCCATCTGGAAACAAACGAATAGACTTACGTTTCAATATTAATGCAACAGGAGGATCTGGTGGAGTATCAATGGATGCTTCCACCAAATCTGTTGTGATAATCTCATCTTCACGAACTGCACGGCGAGCTTGCGTATTAATCTGTTTGTTATTAGAAAGTAAATCTACCATCTTAGTGAAAAGATTTTGAATAATCATCTTATCGGCATTATTAAAGTTAGGTCTTTCTTCACTCATCTTATCTAAGATTTTGTGAATACGTTGCATCTGTGCCTTATTGGCCAGACCAGCTCGTACCAGCACATCAAACTTTGAATAGTCTGATACTTCTTCTTCAACAATAGATTTAAATTCTAATAAGGATTTCATTTATTATTTTTAGCGTATCTTTTATCTGCTAACTTGTCGGCGTGTGCATCTCTTAATGCAGCAACAGCATTGGTTTTATCACCATGGCCACTAGAAGTTTCACCATTTTTATGTCTTGTAGAATAAGTTGGGTCGTGTTCACCTGGATATCCTCCTAAAGTTGATTTACGAATTTTACCAGTACGCACATCTTGAGACATACCTGAATCCCTACTTTTTGTAATTGTACCTATATTTTTATTTTTATAGTGAACATTAGTAGTATTTGGTCTTGTTGGATGAGGTTTTAATTCAATGTGTGTCATTGTTCCTTCATCAATTTGAATATCTTCATTGAATAACAGCTCATCAAGTTGATCATATTCTTCTTGTGTAAGTTCAACTTCTTCTTCAACTACATCATTATTGAATAGTGTTTGTGCAATATCAATTTTTCTTGCATTTAGAGCTTCAAAAGCTCTAGTCGATAACATATCAGTTAATGTATCTTTTGCTTCAGATGCGTTACCTACTGAAACATTATTAATAAAATCAATCGTATCCATATTTATTCTCCTATTTTCTATTTAGTCGTGATGACAACTTTTCTGCATCTGCATCAAGCATCGGTGTTTTAGATTCTGTTGAATCTTCTTCTGCCGTATTATCTACAGGTGGATTATCATCTGCTTCTGCCTGTTGTTGTTCTTGTCCTGGTATTGGCGTAGTTGGTCCACCAGTACCGGCTTTGTCTTCTTTGGCAATCTGTTTGTCCATTTGTGAAATGTCTTCATCAGATAGTTGAAGAATCTTTCTTCTAACCCATTCAGCTGAATAGTAACGACCAATATATGGATCAACAACTTGCAATAGTCCTAATCTCTCACGCAATAGTTCTGCATCACGCAATTCTGTGAAGTTATTATCTTTCTTATAATCATAATAAATATCTTCTTTGAATCTATCCCATTCTTCTGTTGTACAGATACCTTTAAGAACTAATTGAATTCTTAAAGCATGGTCAAAAATCTGAGAGAACTTATTACGCAGTCTAATAATAAACTTTGTAAACTTAACTTCATCTCTTGTAACTTCAGTTGTACGACCAATACCAATCATACCACCCTGTTGTGGTTCTAAACGGCTGATAGGCACATTTAATGCGTTTAATAGTTTCTGTCTGAAGTACTTAACGTCTTCTAACTCACCAAGGTTTTGACCTGCAGGCAATGTAGTAATCTCTGTACCTTTACCACCTTCTCGGCGAGGCAACCAGAAGTCTTCTAACATAGACATATGTTTGCGATCATCACGCAATTCACCAGTCTGTGCATCATAGACCATCTTGTTACGATACTTCAACATAACATCACGCAAGTATTGTTCAGCCTTACCTTTTGGTAAGTTACCAACGTCAATATAAAAAATACGGCGCTCAGGTGCTCTTGATATACGATAGATAACTACCGCATCTTCAATCATACGCAACTGATTAAGGGGTTTAATTGCCTTATGTAAGTATGAAATAACAAATGTATTTTTTGCATCCATCATACCAGAGTTTACGTTAATAACGGACTCTGTAGCAATACGAAGACCAGAATTTACTTCTGATGTGAAACTCTGTGCAGATGGAGCTCTGTCGTTATAGACATAGTACTCTGCAATAGATTGAATGATTTGAGCCCCACTTTTTGGATCTCTCATCTTTTTAACCTCACGCACTTTACGAATCTTGCGTGGATCAATATATCTTAATTCTTGTATACCATTTTTAGGATTAGACTCATCTATTACAACATGGTAATAAATTCTTCCATCAATATACCAACGCTTAAACAAATCATCAGAAAGATTACCAAAGTTGAGCATCTTTAAGACGTTCTCAAATTCTTCAACAATCCTTTTCTTAATTGTTTCTGGTTGTTTTAACTTATCAAGTATAATATCAACTGTACGACCAGTTACATCATGTGTGATAGCTTCATTAACAATATCATCAATCGCCATTTCAAGCTCAGGATGATTTGCCATTTCACGATATCGGGTGATCAATTCTAGTTCATTGCGAACAGCACCCTCTAAGTCTACATACGTTCCGTAGTAGGCATTTTGCGTTATCGTTACCGCACCATCATCTAACGCTTCCGTTGGGAGTGCGAAAGAAGGTTGCTCAGGGTTTTGTATCTGAACAACGTCTTTATTTCCGAGTGTGAACCCGAACAATTTGATTGCCATTAAATATCCATTCTATAAAAATAGAGAAGGACCGAAGTCCATCTCTCTTAAATCACGTTATCGGCTACTGATTCCCACCATTGATAGGTGAGAGTCACAGAGAACTCCTCAATCGTATCATTAGAACCCCAATCTACATCGATTGGTGTTAGGTCTGATGGGAACAAACCGATGAATTTGTATTTCTTCAATTCACTGCCTGTTTTACCAAATTGTGTAACTTCACCATCGACTGTGTAACCACCTGGTGTTAATGCAGCTGGATTACGGACATTCAAACCGTGACTGTTTATACCTTGCATCCAACGCTCAAAAGCATTACGGATAACAAAGTCTTCATCATTGATGACTGTGATTGTCCAATCGGCGAATGTTCTGTTACCAACAAACTTCAATTCACGACCAAAGTATTGAACTGGCACAACGCCTAGCGTAGCGCCAGGCAATTGTGCAGTCTTACACATGAAAGTTGTTTTAGCTTGTGCAGTTCCTGGCGATGAAAACGCTGGAAACGGCAAAGATACTTCGAATAGATTTGGACGGGCACCGTCACCAACTAGTTGGGAACGGAATTCGTTTACGTTAAAAGCCATTTAATTTCTCCTGTTTTCTATATTTATTAGAATCGCCCAACAACTTCTTCAAAACTTACGCCTGTGCGTACTGCAACAAAGTTAAGTTGGATGAAGTTAACGGAACGTGCAGGTTTAATGTATATATCACCAACGAATTGATTAGAGTCAACGACATTAGGTGTATTATTAGTACCGTCACACACAACACGGAAGTCTGTGATACCACGGCGACCTTGTACATCACGCAAGAATGGTTCAACTAAGTTGATGAACTGGGCTCTTGTGAATTGGTCGTTGAATTCAAACATCGACGAACGTGCAGCCCTAGCGATTGATTTTTCAAG